CTATACGGCAGGTATAGATGGGTTGGTAAATAGGATGGTAGTTCAAGCTTTTATCGGTGGAGCTATATCTATCGAGGGAGTACCAAATCAGGACTTAACTGGTTTGGCCACTGTTCTATTCGTCAAGCCAGAAACTATTGTTTTTCGTAGAGAAAATAATGGAGTATACCAGCCTTATCAAAGGAACAATGATTTCCTGAGAGTTAACAAAGACTACATCAAGCTGAATACTCAAACGTACAAGTATATAAGTATCTTCAATGATACAGATGAACCTTACGGAATACCTCTATTCATGATGGCTTTAGATTCAATCAAAACTCAAGCTGACATGAAAGTAAACATTAAGCATATCATGGAAAATGCTGGTATGCTTGGGTTTATGGAAGTGCTTATAGCTAAGGATGACCAAAGAGGTAATGAAAGTGTAGAACGGTATAAACGACGTTTGAGTAATGACCTTCTTACTGCTAAGAGGAATCTCAAAGATGGTATGAAGGACGGAATTGTAGTAGGTTTCAAGGATGACCATGAATTTAACCTCCACTCTACTACTAAAGAGATGGGTAACATGGATAAGCCTTGGAACATGAATCAGCAATCGGTGGCTAATGGTTTGGGAGTTAACAGTTCCCTTATCGGAGTATCTACTGCAAATACAGAAGGTGGGGCAGGAATAAACCTGTCTACGCTGCTCTCGCAGTTAAAGAATCTGCAAACATTATTAAGTAATGCTTTAGAATTTCTTTATACTCTAGAACTGCGCTTAGCTGGCTTCAATTGCAAAGGTATAAAGATACATTGGTATCCTGCTACTGTTTCTGATGATGTGAAGATACAACAAGCTCGCCAATATAAGGTTCAAGTGTTAAATGCACTATATCGTGATGGAATCATAAATCTTCTCCAATATGCTCAGGAGATGGGTTATGATACTCCTGACCAAGATGAACCAAGAGTACCTTTGGAACAGCAGTCAGGTAACAGTCCTACTATCCGTGATGAAGACAAAGATAAAGATACTAAAAACAAGTCTGCTCGCAGGTCTCGGGATAAAGATAACCCGGTTCCTAAGCGAAAGGACCAAAATCCAAAAGCTAGATGAGTAAATTAAACAAAAACCCCTCTCACCTTGATTCAATGGTGATTGGTTCCGGGCATACAATTATGCTTGGAAATGTTCCTGACCAAGTAGTTGGTGACAATTCTCACTTGCTTAAGCTGAGTGATAACATCTTAGCTTGGAGAGGAACTTCACGAGAAACGGTCGAAGCTTACGGATTCTGGGGAGGTGATATTGATTATAACACCTACTATCCAGACCTAAAGTTAGGAGACCTACATCCTAAGGAGGATGAGTTTATCAACCCACTGTTCAGGCTTCTGTCTGCTACTATTGTATCTAAGAACTACAATCCAACAGACTTTAGTCTACCAGGAGTACTTAAAGCTTCTATGCCATTGCTTCTTGGACAGACGGTTAACTGCGACCATTCAACTGACATTGGCAATGCTATCGGGGCTGTGTCTAAGGTAACTTGGCAAGAAGCTTACAAAGCAGAGAATGGTTTCATGATTCCTGCTGGTATCAATGGAGTTCTTAAGATTGATGGTAAAGCAAATCCTCGTATTGCCAGAGGAATCCTTATGGACCCTCCTTCAATCCATAGTAACTCGGTAACTGTACAGTTCCGTTGGGAAAAATCTCACCCAGAAATGGAAGACCGGGAATTCTATGAGAAGCTAGGTACTTATGATGCCAAAGGAAATATGGTTCGTAGAATGGTAACAGAAATTGTCCGTTACATGGAAACTTCATTAGTTTCTCATGGAGCTGATTCTTTTGCTCAGAAGATAGGTGATAATGGGCATATCATCAATCCTACTTATGCTCAGAGAGCTTGGGGCTCTTACAAAGAGTATAACGAGGATAAGTCTAAGCAATACTTTTTCTACGATATAAAACAGGACGTTGACTCCTATCAGGAGAAAACCGACGATACTCATCCCACCTTAAATAATAACGAAGATATTTCAAATCAAAGTGAAAATAAAATGAATAAAGAACTCCAAGAATTTCTTGAGAAGCTGTTCGGAAAGGACATGCTTACTCTCGGTGAAGGAAAGGAAGTATCTCAGGAAGAGGCCATCTCCCTTATTCAGGGTTTGGTATCTGACAAGGCTTCACTTACTGAGCAGGTAACAAACCTGACCACCGAAAAGACTCAGCTTGCTGAGAAGGTGACCAAACTTGAGGCAGACATAGTTTCTCTTAAGCCTAATGCTGCTATCGGAGAAACATATGTTAAGTCTCTCCGTGAAACTGCCGTTGCCAACTACAAAAAGATGCAGGGTGACAAGGTAGATGAGAAAGACCCGATTCTGGTAATGCTTAATGCAGAGACCACCGGTGCTTCCACTCTCGAGGCTCTTAACAAAACTTATGAACAGCGTCTTGGTGAGCTCTTCCCAATGAAGTGTAACAAGTGCGGTTCTAAGGATGTAGGCCGTGCTTCTTCAATCCAGGAAAATCAGGATAATGACGATGAAGGTAAGGAAACTCTTTCTGAGGTACCTAACACCTCTTCTGTTATCTCCAGTCTGATTGACAAGAAACGTCGTTCAAACGATAAAAAGGAATAACAACTTAATACGTATAAGAAAATGAATAAAAACGTTCCCTTGACTCTTATGGGAGAACAGACTCCCAAGGTCGTGATTTTCAAATCAGAGTCCCACAAGCTCTGCGAGGCTTTCAATGTAGCCGAAGGTGAAACCATTCTTAAGGGTATGTTAGTGGCTCTCAATGAGGACGGTAACATTACTCCTTATACTGGTGCAGAAGGTGAAGTATACCTCGGTGTTGCAATCACTGACAATGTAAATCCTGCTTACCGTGCACAGCGTAACTTCCCTGTAGAGGTTACTGTTATGGTAGAGGCTTTTGCAGTAGTACACAAGGTATCTTCTGCTGAAGTAAAGCCTGGTTTTGTAAAACCTACAGGCACAGTAATCAACAACATGTACGAGGAGGTAGCTCAATCTGTTGAGGAAACCAAATTCATCAGCATCGATGCTGCAGATGAGGCTGGTCAGATTCTCCGAGTTCTAGTACGCTAATCGTCAAACCCAGAAAATTATACAGAAATGAATAAAGTAGATATTTCAAAGTACAAGAAACAGGATTTTACTAAAGAACTTCCTGAAATCGTACGTTTCTTGGATGCTGCTCGTCAGGGTACCAATGAAAATGTATGCTGTGACCTTAGCCTGGAAGATGTAATCCAGGAAAAGTATGGTCTTTCCCATGAAGACTACATGGACAAGCTTGGTATCAACACTCGCCAGGCTACTATGCAGAACATCTTCACAATGCCGGACCAGTCAATCCGTTGGATTGTTCCTGAAATCATCCGTGCTGCCATCACCACCGGTATTCGTAAGGCTCCTTTCTACCCGGAAATTATTGCTCACGATGAGAAGGTTTCTGGCCTGAACATCACAATGCCTCATATCAACATGTCGGATGCTGCTCCTTCAAAGGTAAATGAAGCTGAGACCATTCCTTTGGGAGACATCTCTTACGGTGAGAAGAGTGTATCAATCTTCAAGATTGGTAAAGGCTTCAAGCTTACAGATGAGGTTCGTAACTACGTATCTCTAGATGTACTCGGCATCTATCTCCGTGACTTCGGTATCCAGCTTGGCTATGCTATGGATGCTCTTGCCATGGATGTACTCCTTAACGGTAACATGATTGACGGTGCTGAGTCTGCTCCGGTAATAGGTGTATATGATACTGCAAATGGTATCACCTACAAGGACCTTCTCCATATTTGGGTACGTGGCTCTCGTCTCGGCCGTAACTACCAGAACATCATCGGCGGTGAGGACCAGGCAATTGAGTTGCTTGACCTGCCTGAATTCAAGGACCGTAAGAGTGGAACTCCTCAGGCAACACTCAACATCAAGTCACCTGTTCCTAATCAGGCAAACTTCTACATTCACCCGGGAACTCCTGACAATCAGTTGGTTCTCATCGACAAGGCTGCTGCTCTTATTAAGCTTACTGCTAAGGAGCTCATGCTTGAGTCAGAGAGAATCGTTTCCAACCAGACTCAGGCAACCTATGCTACCATCACTACAGGTTTCTGTAAGATGTACCAGGATGCTGTCATACTTCTGGCTGCTGACAAGAAGTTCACCGAGAACGGTTTCCCGAGCTTCATGAATATCGACCCGTTCCTCCATGTTAATCTTGGATAACGATTCGGTAAAAGTACACAGGGTATAGTGGGCGCTTGTCTACTATACCCTTTTACACATTATTAAATTAAAATTTACAACAATGGGAAATAATAAGAAATCCAAGAAAGCCAGCATTAAGACCAAGCGTATCATGCTGGGAGAAAATGCTCAGAGTTTCTTTGATGCTTCTACTGGCATCTTCATCGGTAAAGGTGAAACCAAAGAACTTTCAGTTCGTCAGTATACCTCTCCTAAAATCAAGAGAGCTCTCACCAACGGTCATCTGGTAATTGTTACCGGAGACATTCCTGACCTTGAAGAGGATAATGCAGAAGACCTGAAGGCTAAGTTCGATACTCTGATGAACCAGGGTATGGAGGTAGCTAAGATTGCTAAAGCCTTTACCATGAAGGAGATTAAGGCAGTAGCTAGTCTTTGCGACATCGAGCCGGAAGACGACGACACTGTAGAAGACCTTGTACAGGCCATTATCAATCAGGTTGAGGGTGTAAATCTTAAAGAAGAAGAGTAAGTATGAAGGACTTGGACTTTCTCTGTAAGGTAGAAGGTCTTAAGGTAACATTCCAAGTTTTATCCAGGATTCCAGCTAACGCTGTCGTTAGTTGGAATTTTGGTGATGGTACCGATGCTTATAACCAAGCAAGGGTAACTCACCAATACGATGAGATGGGGATATATCCTATAGACCTAACAGTAGAGACCTCAGACGGTACCTACGGAAAAGGTGCCAAGGTACTAATGCTGTCTACTATCACCAAAACACATTTGTCTGATAGTATCTACAATCTGATAAATGACTATATCCCTCATGAGATATCCGATGAAATGACCTCTAGTCAGAAGTCGGTATTCATCAATAAATGGCAGCTTTATATTCAGCCGTTAGTTAATCGCCCCAGAGGAAAAGAAATTCCAATAGAAGAATATAATAATGAATTATACTACGAAGGACTAGAGAACCAGCTAATAATGGAATTGGCAGCTTGGGATTATCTCAATGTTACAATTACTAATTTGCTTACAGGTTCAGGTACTTATATGAGAGAATTAGCTCGGAAAAATAGCAATGAGGATGATGATTCTTACGAAAACACAAGAGGTGACCGTGTAAAGAAGATTACTACTGGCCCTACTGAAGTTGAGTATTATGATACCCTCACTGAAAGTATATCATCATTGTTTAAGTCTTATACAGAAGCTCTTAAACCTGGAGGTGTTATGGATGAGTTAAGGAAGAATCTATGTATGCTTGCAAGCAGACTTGAAATTTTCTTACCGTTCTGTACACCTGATTATCATATCACTGTACCTAAGGTTGTTAATCGAAGGAATCCTGGACCACTTGGTGGTCCTAACCCAACTTCTCCACTTAACTGTGGTGTTACAATCAAACCATTACCATGACAAAAACTGGTAAACACTTAGTAAGTAATCGTTCTTGGGATAGGTATAAAAAGCATATAAAAGGCTTCTTAAATCAAGACGCTGGTAGGCAGACGGTAATATGGTGTAGGCATCTTAATCAAATGCTAAGCCACGGTGAAGATACCATACCTACCTATCGGAGAGTTGAGATAGAAGCCTTGTGCTCATACAATGCTTTCAGGAATTGGCCTTTGAATACTCCTTCAGTATCAGGAGAATCAGACGATGAGAACTGTTCAATTCTGGTCTCTATGGACTACATACAGAATTTGGATGGTGGTAAATATCTGAAGACTATCGGAGACAGTGAGGTAGATACCTATTGGGATTTGAACTGGCAGGAAGATAGGTTCATTGTTAATGGGCTTACTTATAGACCTTCTGGAGATACCCAGTTAGCTCAGGCTAAGGATGAAGCTTTGGTATTTATGGTTATTCTCAAGAGAGATAGAGAAACTGTTCCTAACTTTGTAAAATCCGAGTAATATGGCAAACATAATTCCATTACGCTGGGTTAGGGTAGAACATTCTAAAAATGAACATGGCTACTTCTACGAAAGCAACTTGGTCAAAGTGAAAGGTCATGCATCTATCCAAGTAGAAGTTCCAAAAGAATCCGGCGTCGATATAAGTTATCTTGTAAGCTTAACAGGAGAAAGGTTTGTATCTATATTCCAGGACTACTTTGCTGAACTGCATATCAAGGAGCTAAGGCTTCATGGGGTAGGTCAGATAGTTAAGTTCAGGATTAACAAACTACCATCTTATGCTATCATTCAAGGTGATGACCTTACCGATGCCGGAGATACAAATCCAGATGACCCAGAAGATTTAGTAAATGCTTTTGCCGGTTCTGAAGGAGAGTACTTCAGAGGAAAAGACACTGAGATATATGCTGGTAAACAACCCTAAACTCATAATATAAATATGTATACAAGTAAACATTACACCTGTCAGGAGATTGACCAAAGACTTCTCCAAGGGTACTACGATGATGCCGTAACTAACGGCTTCCAAGGTTCCCTGCAAGAGTTTTGGGCAATGGTTCTCTCCATCAAAGATTTGGTGGTAAAAGAGCCGGGGTACGGTCTTTCACAGAATGACTTTACCAACGAGCTTAAAGAAAAGCTCGATTCAATTGAGGAGGGTGCTAAGCTGATTGAGAAAGTATCTCAGCTTCAGAATGATGCAGGATTCCAAACTGCTCAGGATGTGCAGGATGCTATCAATGACTTGATTGCTGGAGCCCCCGAGGCTCTTGACACTCTCAAGGAATTGGCAGAAGCCCTTGCTGAAAACCCAAACTTTGCACCGAAAAACACCCTGCCCCTTAACCCCACTTGACCGCGCCACGCGCGGCCCAGGGGGAGGCCCGGGGGGCCGGGCGCCGCAGAAAA